TTATCGACGGATCCGGGTATAGGTTTTGAAAAATATCGGATCCAGTTCATAGACATTTTCCTGATAGTCATACAGTGTTGCAATGTGCATATAGCGTTGCGTTGTTTCAATACTGGAGTGCCCCAGAAGTATGCGGAGCATTTCCACGGACCCCCCGCCAACGATGAAACATGAAGCAAAAGTGTGCCTTAACAAATGGGGAGTAAGCCTATCTATGCCAACTTTCTTCCGGAGCCGGGAAAAAATCGACTTAATCGCACCATCTGTCAATGGCTTCCCTTCCAAGCTGGCAAGAAGAAAACCTTCTGCTGAATATGTCCGATACAGATTGACATACGTCCAGAGATACTTCCGCAGCTTCGTTCCCATCGGTACAACACGCTGCTTGCTGCCTTTTCCATTTATGAGCAGCTGACGGTTATCAAAGAAAATCCGGCTCATTTCCAGTTCCCGGACTTCGTGCGATCTCAACCCGGCATCCAACATCAAATGCACTATGCAAAGGTTGCGAATTCCCGTTGCGGTTTTATGGTTAAAGCACTCATCGATCTTGTCAACTTCGGTCGCCGACAGCGGGACCGGAACCTTGGATTCTGCCCGGATCAGTTTGAAGCCGGTATAAATATCTTCAACAAATTCTTCCTGGTGCAGATAGGTTAAAAATGTTTTAAGGTCCATGCAGTAATTACGAATCGTTCTGCGCGACAACTTACCGCCAGATTCCTTGAACGGATGACCATCATTTAATGTCTTTCCCCTGAGCCAGTGCGAATATGAAACCAGATCATGCTTGACCAAGGTACTGCACATGATTTCTTTTACTGGCAACTCCCGGTGTTGCTCCATAAAATTGCAAAAGTACCGGATTGTGTTCTTGTAATTTGCAACGGTCTTTTCGGAGCAGAATGTTTCCCGGTCAAAAATGAACACTTCGAAAGCCTGTTTTAACGTAATATCATTCATCAATAGCACCCCCTTGCAAAACTGATTCACAAGTGTTATCATAACAATAGACTTCACCAGTGTTTCTGTCGATAATATCAAAGTTATACATAGCGGCAGAATTAAGGTTTCCCGGCAGTTCACTCACATTGAGCTGCTGGGCTTTTTTGTTTTTATACCGCAGTGCTTTTTCCATATCGTTGTCATTCATGGTACACAGTGCATCTAACATGTCTTGCATGACATCATCATTATTCAGTCCCTTGCGATAAAATCCATAGGTAACAAGCGAGTTGATTGCCCTCGTCTTGACCAGATCAGCATTCAATGTCCGGCTATAATTCCGAACCAGCTTAAGCTGCTTTGGCGGAATATAAACATCAACAAGCCGACAGCTCCGAAGTGACTTCCAGAATCCACACATGTCACGACGGGATTTATTTACATCCCCGGTTGGTTCTACCAGGCGGAACTGATGCATGGTCAGATAGTCAATGATCAGCTTATGATTGTATATGCAATCATAGATCCGTTTCGCCGGTCCCTTTTCCTTACTATTCCGGAAAGGCAAAAAAGCAAATGATTTTGAATGGCGGCGCATGGTCTGGTATTCTACATTCATGATCAGGTTAACCTTAGGTGTAAGCTGATCAGCAAAACGCTGCAAAGTATCTTCTTCCATTGTCTGCGTACCATCCAACAGCTTCCGGCAAATGGATTTTGATAACTCGTTTTGGCCGTACTCCAGATAAAAAGCAACCCGGGCCATGTTTATGTATTTCCAGCTTTTCCGCTTATAGCATTCTTCATAAACGTAGAGATCATAGCGGTTGATCAATCCATTAAATAGCCAGAGGTAAAGAAACCATCCTTTATAGCCTTGTTCCACAACCTCTTTGCTCTTAAGATAGATTCGAATGAAAATCTTGTCCGAGCGCTTACCAAGCGAAAGGTAATCAATTTCATAACCCTGGCTTCCCTTTTTCTCGCTATGTGTAAGCGCATCTTCAAATTGATCGACCCGCATTTTATAAAAATTTTCCAAGCTGAAAAAGCGTTCCGGATTCGTCAGGTAATTACTATGCCAACAATAATCAATACGGTTTTCTTGACAAAAACCAATCTCTAAACCGAAATAGCCAGCAATCACCTGGACATATTCAAAGGAACGTTCGAATGATTCACTGACTCCATAAATCCAGAGCATGTAAGAACGAATCTGTACCACGCACTCACAAGTGACTGATGCGCCACCATCGGAACCGCGGGGAACGCTGGGAGCAATGAAGATATCAAACCACTCCGGATACTCCAGGCACACGGAATACATATGAGCAAAACTAAGCTTCCGGAGATTAAGCAATTTTCCATCGAAATCTATTTGTAGGAAATCAACCAGGACATTATCCAGCTTTTCATATTTCTTCTGAAAAAACTTACGGAGCCGGAGAACCTGATGATCTTTACTATCGGCAGTGAAATCATTTACGAATTTGACCGAATAATAAAACGTGTCCACATTGTGCAGAAACTTAGATTTCTTAAAATCAAACCAGTAATTTCTGTCACTATCATTCATTTCATTGAAGATGGTGCATTTAGATAATTCTCTTGTTTCTATCATATTTATGTCCTCACTTTAGTGTGTTAAAGTTCTTGGGGAAACAGCCTTTTCCCCAAGATTTAAAATTGCCCGCAAGCCCTTGTATTCCCAAGCTTTATGGCAAATTTTCCTTGTATTTTCAGACCACGTATTACAGGCACGTGGCGAGGCCTTTTTTCGCCGTTTTTGCCCATCTGTCGATGATGGCCTCACCGGCCGTTCAGGGGCCCCGGCTTCGCCACCCCTATCCGTCCGGCAAGGTCATCATCGAACATCTTGTAGCTATCGTACATGGAATAATACTTCTTCCGCCCGATCATCATGGTCACGCCGCTTTTTTCATTGACACCATACCAGTATTCAATCGCGGCAAATACAGGATGCCCAAGGGTGAACAGGGAAAGAATGAAGCCGCCTTTGCCAAAGTTATTAACTTTCCGATGCTTGACTTCATACTCCACCAGGGAACGGATCTGACGGTCGATCAGGCGGTCAAACTGCGTCACCAGAACGATGTCATAACCAAGCTTCCGGTGCTGGGTGAAGAAATAACACCATCTCTGGCGTTCCTTATCGTTCCAGCTCCGGCAGTTGAAGATCAGCTGACACTCATCAATTACAATCCAGGTCTGATGCTCCTTGATGCGGCCAGCTGCATCACGCTCATGACAAAGCAGGGCGAAGTCAACCAGCCAGTCAACGGTCAGGTCAAAATTATCCTTCTGAAAAAAATATCCTTTTTTCTTTCTGGTTATCATGTCGTAGTTGATTTCAAAGTTTGCAATCAGATGCTGTCCACGGTTCAGCCAGAAATAGATATCTTTTGCGACATGATAACTTTTCCCACTTCCTGGGGTGCCGGTATACAGATAGATCACTGGAAGATCACCCCCGCTTCCCGCAGATATAGATACCAGTATACGAAAAAGAACAATACGGTACCCACGGCAGCACTACGCAAGGAACTATAGATAAGATCATAGAATTCCGGGCAGCTGTAACGGAATTCATACCCCCAGCGTTTACAGATCATAGAATAGATCTGGTCGAACAGATAATGAAACAGTAACAGCAGAACCGAGCAGGCCAGCGTCAGCAGGCAGATGGATATTACCCCCATAATCAAAAATAGTAATGAATCAACACGTACAGTCATAAAAACTCCTTTCTGTATCTCAAAATTGCGGCAGCCACCCGGGCAGCCAGGTTGAAATGAGATACAACTAATTATTATTCAATCATCTTTGCAAAGCGCAAAATTGCCTGATACAAGTAAAAAACAGCAACACAGACAAGCCAGGCTTCCCCGATCGCCAGCATTTCCGATATCGGAATGAAATAATTGAGATATCCCAGCTCCGGAACGCTGCCCATTTTATCCAGAAACGACGTAAAGGGAGAAGCCGGCAGGAACGAAAGCAGGGTGTTGGCTATCACTATAAGAACTGCTTTAATCTTCATCAACATATTGATCACCTATCCTTTGATTACATATCGCGTTGCATACACCAGACCAGCTATATATATCAGGAGTATGAAGTAACGAATAACTACAACAGGACGTTCCCAGTCAGTAAAATCAATCGTAATCTCATGATTGTATTGTATGTACTGGTTATCTATCACAAACGGAATCTTCCAGACCGGCGAAATGGGTGTTGCCTGGACTACCTGGAAGCAATGGATCAGGTCAAACGGAATGCAAAACGGAAACTTATCGGTTACAATATTGGATATTTTATAGTTGCCATCGTCTTGCCCGACTACTACGTTTTCTATAGCGGAAGCTATGCTTGCCGGAATCGCCAGAATGGCATTCCATATCTTCTTAAGCCATTCGATGATATTTGAGAGCCAGGAGAAAATACCGCCCTCATTATCAATATCAAGATCGGCTTCTGCATCCCCTTCAATAATATTACCGGTAAGCGCATCAACGGCAGCAAGACCGGCCTGCGAAAGAACATCCGATAATGTTATATCACCAGTTGCAAGACCGCCTAAAGTCTCTGGCAAAGTCTCTGGTGATAAATTTTCCCAGTTGATATTGACCACATCGGAAGCAGCAGCACCCGGATTGATTAAATTCAGATTATCAAGATTTCCATCACGCTCGATAAGTTCACCAATTTTACCTACATAAGCATATTCATTAGTGTCATCATCAGTTATTGGTGTATTGTCAATAACAACAAAAATATCAGGTGACAAAAAAACTAAATCTATATTTGATTGCGCAAAACTATGCCAAGCAGTATTACCATCCCTATACTTATCACTCAAACTATATCTAGTAATTTTACCAGTCGAACCAGTTAAATAACATGCAGATCTATAATAACCTGTATCATCCATTTCAAACCGGAATTGCTTAGTAACAGTATTAACAACCATAGTCACGCTACCATTACAAAGGTTTCCCATACCTGCACTGTTATAAGGTAAAAAAAACCAATTGCTATAAGCTGATAAATAATTCCAATCACTATCAGACATTACAACATTAGGATACGAAGGAAAATATATTCCCCTATAAACAGGAATACCAATAAGACTTGACAACGATTCCATTTCCCAATATGGATAATCCGGACCAATAATATAATCATCATTATTACCACTTCTTACATAAATACTGGAAATCCATTTTTTAAACTTTTTCCACATATCTCCACTAGTAGTCAGTCCCCCCTCAACAACACTTAACGTCCATTGTTCAACTTCTTGTTGAGCAGACCATACAACTTCATCGGTTTCAGCCATCCAGGCACAAAATGAATCTATCTGTTCTTCACCCCAAGCTTTTAACGCATCACGGTTTTGGTATGTTACAGCAGTTGTAGCAGATACACCCACAGCTACCATAAGCAATGCAAACGCTTCCCCCACTGTCCAAATAACCCCACCTATCACGATAGATGTTGCATGTGCTTCCTGGTAATCGTAATATACCGTTGCGGTAAATACGAAGCAGGCCAGAAACAGCGCAAGCATTCGTTTTGTGATCCGGTGCAATGACCGCCTGGCGGACCGTCTTAATATCCACTTCTCTTTCATATCTTTCCTTCCTCCAATCCTCGTTAGTGTATCTCAATAGCAAGCGGCTGCCGTTCCGATCGGGCGCGCACGTGCTTTTTTTTGAGATACAGTCTCTGATTTCTTTGAGATGCATTTTCCTGAAAATCCGTACAAAAAAGGAAGGGCAGGGGTCGCCCTCCCTCTTTCCGTGTTATGCGACACAACATAACTTCCTGACAGGGACTACTTCGCGAATCGCTTGAAGAAACGGATTCCAAAGTTGATGCATAGGTAAGCGCTCATGACCGACATTACCACCGGCAGTGTCGCCGTTATGGTTGCCAGCATCGTTGTTGCCATGGTCTGGAACGAGCTGGAAAGCTCTGCCGCTACATCAAATTCAGCTGCATGGGCCGGAAATGCCGTTGCCAGAGTCATCAAACCGGCTGCTGTTGGAACGGTGCCATACCGTCCTATTGCGTTTCTCAGTTTCATCATACTTCATATACCTCCTTAATTAATTATATTTCTGAAAAATCCCGTTAGGGAATTGACAGCGTAGAAAATTAGATTTGACATGAGCTGCAATATCATACCTGCGATCATGCCTGCTGTGACGTATTGCCACATTTGTGTATAATCCATCAGCGGAACCTCCATGTACTGACCAGCAGACAACCGATTATCAGCCCCAGGCAGATCAATATCACGGCCTGGAAGTCGGGAGATGGGAGGCTGCTGTCTGAAAGTGCATCGGAATTGGATGCTATACCGACATCATTGATCAGTTCTATGTCGTCATCAAAGATATCTTCCTCCGGAAAAATAAGTATGCACCGGGACATATCAACCGGCCTTTTCTTTCTTCGGTTCTGACGTGCCGACGGACGATAATGGGACCATGCACATCTCTTCAACAAAATCAAGATCGATGATCTTTAACACTGGCTTGCCATCGCTGCCGATCGCCATGTCGAAACTGGCTTCGTAGATCGCCGGGGCTAC